AAATTTTCAATAAGTCGGTCAAAACCACGATGTCGCACGTTAGCGAGCTTACCGAGAAGATAGCCGAAATGGTTATTTCACGGGAAACAACGACCAACGGCGTCAGCGGCCTAACTACCGGCATCGGATCGGTTGACCGGATAATCGGCGGGCATCAAAAAAGCGACCTGATGTACATGGCAGGACGTCCCGGGATGGGAAAAACTGCAATGGCCTTAAGCGAAATGCTCTCGATGGCGGTGCACGGGGTTCCGGTTGCATTTTTCAGCCTGGAGATGTCCAGCTCGCAGGTTATACTTCGCCTCCTGGCCATGCTCACGGGCATTGACGGATCCAAACTGATGAAGTACAAACTTGACACCGACGAGTTGCGGCTTTTTCAATCGAAAAAGGACTACCTGAATATGCTTCCCATTTACATCGACGACACCGCTGGCCTTTCGGTTTTTGATCTTCGCACCCGGGTAAAGACCATGGTTGAAAAGCACTCGGTCAGTATTGTTTACATCGACTACGTTCAGCTCCTGGGTTCTGGAACTCGGAAGCCAGGACAGAATCGTGAGCAGGAACTTAGCCTCATCAGCCGGAACCTGAAGCTGATTGCAAAGGAATGCGACGTTCCGGTCATCGCTTTGAGCCAGCTTTCACGAGCGGTCGAAGCACGCTCCGAAAAAAGACCGATGCTCTCCGACCTGCGGGAATCAGGAAGCCTGGAGCAGGACGCGGACATTGTGGTTTTCCTATATCGCCCAGAATATTATGGGGTGACCGCAGACGAAGCCGGAAACAGCGTCGAAGGTCTCGGCGAATACATCGTCGCCAAGCAAAGAAACGGATCGACAGGTATTGCACGAATGCGCTTCTTGCCAAGTGTGATGCGCTACGTCGAATTTAATAATCAAACCCAACACGAACCTTTACCTTTTTGAAAATGAAAGTATACCGAAACAGCGATGGCAGCTACGACGTCATCAACTCAAAAAACGAACTTTACCATATTGTGCATTCAGCTAAGAAGGTCGGACATGTGACCACGCTCTGGAAGCACCACCGCAGGCAGCTGACCCGCATACCAAAGCACGTAATGAACCTGGTACACATTATTGAGCCATGAAAACAGCAAAACGCAAAAAATGCAAGGTCTGCAAAGATCCATTCACGCCCACAGTGAGTACGCTTCAGGCGACCTGCACAAAGGTCAGCTGCATCCTGGCCAATGCCAAGGTTGTGAATGCAAAACTGAACAAGCTAAAGATACAGGAGATGCGCCAAAAGCTCAAGACCAGGCAGGACTACCTGAAGGAGCTGCAGACGGTCTTTAACGCTTACATAAGGGAACGCGACAAGATGTACACATGCATCAGCTGCGGCAAGCCTCTGAGAGGCAAGTACGACGCCGGGCACTACTTCAGCGTCGGCAGCTACCCAAACCTACGATTTACCGAGTCGAACGTTCATGGACAGTGCGTGGAATGCAACCAGCATAAGCACGGGAACCTTATAGAATATGGAGCCAAGCTCATTTTCCGGATTGGAATGAAGGAGTACGAGGCGCTGCACGAGGCGAAAAATGGACGGCTCTCCTTAACAGTCGACGAGATTCAGTGGCAGATCAAGCTCTACAAGGCAAAGCTCAAACAATTAAAACATACATAAATGATCACAATCGACAACAAACCCCACAAGCGCACGGAGCACTTCCGAGGAAGCATCACCCTGGCGCTATCAGACGAAGCGCAGCCGAGCTACGGCTTCGAGCTTCTCAGACACACAAACGGCAGCATCAAGTACGAGGTCGTCATCGATCCGAGCTACGAGCTCAGCGATGCACACCGGGACATCCTGGTCAAGACAATCCTGGCGAACCTTGCGAAGGAGCAGGTCAACTGGAGACCACAAGAGAAGGAGGGCAAGTCATGAGCACTATCACTTTAGGAAACATAGACTTTCGGGATGCTGAGTTTATACCGAATGGCTTAGTTATAACAGACCCGCCGTATAATCAAGGATATCATTACGACGGATACAATGACAAGTTGAGCACTCAAGAGTACATAGAACTGCTCTCTAAAATACCTACGCCTTGCGTAATAATTCATTATCCGGAAGAGACAATTAACATTTTGCCTCAAGCAATTAAGGCAAAATGCGAACAGGTAGTGTGCTGGGTGTATAACAGCAACACAGGCAAACAGAGCCGTTTGATAAGCTGGTGGGGATGCAAGCCAGACTTCTCAAAAGTACGCCAACCATACAAAAACCCAAATGACAAACGAATTGTCAAAAGAATTCAGGAAGGTAAAACTGGAGCAAAACTTTACGACTGGTGGCAAGTGCATCAAGTAAAAAATGTTAGTGCTGAGAAAACAGACCATCCATGTCAAATACCTGAAGAAATTATTCGTCGAATAATACTCACAACAGCAAAAGAGAACGAGACAATTATCGACGTTTTTGCTGGAAGTGGGACTACCTTAGTTGTAGCAAAAAAGCTCGGTTACAATGCAGTTGGCTATGAAATTGACCCGAAATACTACATAACAATAAAAACTCGATTAAACATACTTTTTTGAATCATGACAGCTAAAGATCACGCGCTGAACATCTACGACGAGTTCTACGACATGCTCAGTGAAGTCGTGCCGGACATGTCGCTCCGAGGTCGACGAAACAGATCAGAAGCCGCCCAGCGCTGCGCGCTCCTCTTTGCTGAGCAGATGCAGAACCACTGCGGCCATGAGATGACCCAGTACTGGCGAGACGTCGAAAGTGAATTGCAAATTTTAACACCATGAGAATATACACAGAAAACGAGGTGGAACGCATCGTGCACCTCCGTAAGCTCCGGATCCAACTCCTGAGTGACGAAAACCCGCGAAGCTCACACCACAAACGCCTACAAACCATCAACGGCGAACTTTGGCAAATAACTCAAAACCCAGCATACAGATGAAAATCACAACAACAAATGACGGTGGCGTTATGCTTACCCTCAGCGCCGAAGAGGTCGGTGCAATCCTCAAAGCCTCACAACAGACTCAGCTTTTTGAAGAACCGGCTCCGGTCTGTGAAAATATCTACAAAGGCCTACGCGAGCACAGCATTGCCTTTGTTGACGAATTGCGCCATCGTTACGACCGCACATGGATCGACATGAAAAGTGAACGTTTTCAGGAGATTCGTTTTCGGCACCAAATCAGCAACTACGGACAGAACTTTCAGATTCTGGAGAAACGCGGAGGTTTGATTTCAGAAATGAATGGTCGCAAATATTCTCGCATTCGGTTTCTTTGGTAAAAAGTTGTAACAGGTTGTAACTTGTTACAGAGGGCCTTCGGGCCCTTTTTTTATCCGTAACTGTACTTTCCGTAGTTCGGGTAAAGCTCAAAGAACATGCGCATCATAATGGCATCAGCGTAGTCAGGTGAGACACCATGCTGGCGGCTGATTTCCTCTTTGGAAGACACCGAGAGCTTACCATCGGCTTCGGGTCGCTTCCGGCGTATCATGTCCAGCTCTCGCATAATCGTGTCACGGTGGCTAACCGGAAGGACAATGCCTCGAGCCTCTATACGCTCGGCCAGTTTATAATAGCACTCAGCTTTCAGGTGAACAAAGCGCTCCGGATGCACTGCTCTGGATCCGTTCATGAACTCCCGGCAGCGCAGGACGTCGCAAAGACCTCCGCCAACTCCGTCAGCATCGGCCACAACGTTTCGGGTTTCCACCTGGTGTTTGGATTGCAAGGTCCTGATTTCTCTCACCACTTCATCTACGCGATGCTTTCTAAGTTCATGAATCTCCAGGCACTGGAGCCCACGCCACACAGCAATAACCGTCCTGTCTTTGCCAAGCCTGGCGACGTCGCAAGTGAGGTACATATCGCCTTTCATTTGCTCATCCCGAAAAGCATGACTCATGTCTTCATAACCGAAAAGACCGTCGGCACTCTCGTCGTATTCCCAGATTCCATACTTCAGACGCTGCCGGTCAATCTCGTGCAGGTTTTCCAAAGTTTCAAGATAGCTGGATGGGAGGTGAGGGTTCTCAGATGCCAGGGACTGGATAAAGGCTCGCTTTTGGCTAATGATATTGTCTCGCCAGGGGAGGTAAAACTCGTGATACAACCAGCCCTTGTGCGGATTGCAGGTGAGGAGCATCTTGGGACCAAGGTTGTACTCCTTCATTCGATAACGGAAGCAGGAGCTTAAGACCTCAACAGCACGACGCGAAACCTGGGCGGCTTCGTCAATCCAAGCATCCGTCAACTCGAGACCTTGCAGTTGTTGGAACTCCGGGTCTGAAGGGTAGGCAAACAGGTCCTTGAGTAGTATCTCGGACCCATTTGAAAAACTGATGACGTTCGACTGCGCATTGAAGGTGATATCCTTGTCCATTCGCAATCCGTACATGCCGGCAACTTCAAAAAATGTCTTTAAGGTTGTCTTCTTGAGCGTGTCGAGCTTGGAACGTCCTATCAGTCCACGCGTGCCAGGATACTTTAACCTGCGCCAAATTTGCCAGACGGATCCAGTGAACGACTTCGCCCCGCCTCGACCACCTCCAAAGAGCACCCACTCGACCGGGGAGTCGACAGTGAGCGCTCTGAAGCACTCGAGTTGCTTCGGAAGGAAGTCGATCTTTGACATTAGAATGGGAGGTCGTCGTCGTCGGTCTTTTCAGATTTGGGTGCTGGTGCCGGAGCTCCTTCCTTCGGAGCCTCGACAAGGGTGAACGAGAGTGACTGATACTTCTCTCCGTTCTTCTCTTTTGTCCAGCCACTGATCCGGTAGCTCTTTCCGTCGATTAAAGCGGTGCCGTTTGAGTTTGGATGCGACTCCTTCTCCTTTCTGTTGTTCTTGAATAAAACGCCGGTGTTCGGCTTCTGTTCGTATTTGCTCATAGGGTTATGTGTTTACTTTTCAAGGGGACCACGCGCTCAAGAGCCTCAAGCGTTCTCCAATGTCCGTGCTTAGTTAGTAGTCGAGCGATGGCCTCCATCTCCTGGCGAACCATCTCATCGCTTTCAAGATAGCTTTGTAGCATGTGCCTGGCGTGAATGACACTGGCATGGTTCAATTTTTTGTCAAACATAGACCCGACCTTCCCGTATGTGATGAAGGCAAACCGGTGCATCTCCTCCAGCATAACAAACATCACGTAATATCTACTCAGAACCACGTCTGCTTTCTTATCAAGCCTGTGGGCTACGTCTTTGACACCAGTTACCATACCCACACACTTGCATGCAATATCAAAGAGCTCGGCTGGTGTGCGCACGATAGCTTCCCGTGTCACCTCATCGTCGTGCATAAGTTTTAAAAGTGCATGGTTGATGTCCTTGTAATACTTACTGGACACTATCGGCATGAGCCTGGTGAGTAGTCGCTGAGCCTGGTCCTTTTCGAGGGATTGCAGCTCGTCGAGTAGTGGCTGCGCCGTATGTGATGAGAGTGTTGACATCGGTTTCAGTTATAAGGGCGAGACGTTTATAGTACCGGAGTTGGATGATATCAGGATCTTTAAGCCACCGGTACATCGTCCAGCGGGCAATCTTGAGCCGACGTGCTGCGAGCTCCTTCGTGCCGAAGTGGTCGAGAATGAATGTTTCGAGGGTCATGTTTACAACTTGCACTCGGCTCAAGTGGTAAACCACTACCGCCGTCATTACATTTGCGAAGATATGCCTAAAAAGTGCAACAGCGCGAAATATTGGAGACACTTGTGAACAGACACCTCGCCCAGTGGAGGGAGAACGCCATCCGACTCGAAAGGGATGTGGTGCGCGGTGAGGACCTTCTCTCTGAGACTCTGCTCAAGATATTTGATAAACATCGCGCTCAAGCCGAAGAGGTCGCCAGTCGCGGCAAGCTGTACGAGTACGTCAACCGGTCGCTCTATCTTATGAAGATAGGCAAGCACACAAAGTATGCGCAGACCTACAAACGCTTCGCGGCTCAATGGAGCACCGAGGCAGACGTCTCAAACATGGAGCCTGAGAAAGCATGGATTGGTGCCCGGATCGACAATGAGTATGTGGATGCTTACATCTCAATGATGCCGGAGCTGGATGCGGTCGTCCTCAGGCTGTACGCCATGCAAGACTTCAAGTATGACGTCGTCGCCAAGGAGACCGGAATACCAAAAAAGGCATTGTATAAATTAGTGGAGAACGCAATTAAAAAAATACGAGACAATGTTCAAGCTCAACGTCCCTGCGAGGGTCCGCACAGCACGCCTGAATGAGTGTGGCAAGTGCAAGTTTTACAACGCCGAGCATGAGACCTGCGGCAAACCCATGAGCCTTAAGGGGCTCGTAGATGGTACGCATGGCGGTCTTGTGGATCCGGAAGAGGTTGATGTCGACACCGAGACACAAGAATTCAACCTGGTGAAGTACTACAAGAAGAAGGTCAGACTCTGCGGATGCTATGTGAAGGAAAAGACTAAGTTCAGCTTCGAGTCCTGCCCAATCGGTCGCTGGGGTAAGTACCGCTTGACTGATACCGAAACCAACATGCTGGAGGAGTTTATTAAGACTCTACCCACAAAGGGACAGCTGACTGGTGACCAGGTCAATCAAGTGCTGAAGTGGTTTGAGAGAGCAAGTGGTCGTCCAATGAGACGCTGCGACGAATGCGTCCGGGCAGTAGTAAAGGAGCTCCAGCTTCAAATAGGAAACAAACAGGACGTTCAGATATGAAACACAACGGTCATCAAATATACATCGAGAACAACACCTTGTTTGCCATCTCGCTCCTGGAGAAGCAAGAAATCGACTACGACGAGATAACAGATAAGGTACTCCGAGACCTGGCCATCCATCGTCCGAAGCAGTACAGTGAGCACCGCATCGCACTCCGCCTCGAACACGTCGTTGGAGTATATGAAAGCGGCATCCACGATATAACGATGATTGAATTGTCAAACGGTTACGTCCACCGGCTCAAAGCGCCGTATGAGTACGTCGAAGCCCTAATCTCATACAAAGCATAAAGTTATGTGGAAGCTCTACATCGTATATGTCCTGTGGATTGCCATCGCAACCGTCATCGTGATGTCCCTGATGGACTTGTTCAATCAAACCAAAAAACGTAAATAATGCCAATACCCACACCCAAGCCGGAAGAGAAGCGCGAGGACTTTATGGCTCGCTGCATGTCCGACTCAAAAATGCTCAGCGAATACACCGATGCCAGCCAGCGCTACGCTATCTGCATCGCATCATACAAAGACAGTAACAAATGAACAGCACACTCACACCGCTTGCTCAGATCAAAGCGAACCCAAACAACCCGCGAACTATTAAGGACGCGAAGTTCAAACGCCTGGTGGAATCCATCCGGACCTTTCCAAAGATGCTCGAACTGCGTCCGATCGTTGTCAACGACGACATGATTGTCCTTGGAGGCAACATGCGCCTCAAGGCTTGCAAGGAGGCAGGCATCAAGGAGGTGCCGGTCATTAAGGCCAGCGACCTGAGCGAAGACGAACAGCGCCAGTTTATTATCAAAGACAACGTCGGCTTCGGAGACTGGGACTGGGACATGCTCGCGAACGAGTGGGACGTCGCCGAGCTTGACGAATGGGGCATGGACCTTCCAAAGGACCTGTTCAAGACGGCAGAGATTGATCAAGACGAGGTTCCGGAAGTACCCGAGGAGCCTATCACCAAGCCAGGCGACCTTTACCTACTTGGCCAGCACCGATTGCTTTGCGGTGACTCAACAAACACTCAGCACGTCGATCGTTTGATGAATAAAGAATTGGCTGACCTGATCTTTACCGACCCACCTTGGAACGTGAACTATGGAGGTCAAACAGGAAAGACACCCTGGAAGCAGAGAACCATAATGAACGACCACATGGAGGACGACAAGTGGGATGAGTTCGTCTCCGGCTTTTGTGCCAGCTTCGCCATTGCCTCAAAGCCTGGTGCTCCAATCTACGTGGTGATGTCCGCTCAGGAATGGCCATCGCTTCAAACCAATCTGATAAACGCCGGGTTCCACTGGTCATCGACAATCATCTGGGTCAAGGACCGCCTGGTTATCAGCCGCAAGGACTACCACACCCAGTACGAACCGATTTGGTATGGCTGGAATGAAAAGGCCGCTCGCCTGATGACCGTCGAAGATCGTAAGCAATCAGACGTATGGGAAGTGGACCGTCCGCACGTATCGGATCTACACCCAACGACCAAGCCAATCGAACTCATCGCCCGGGCTCTCAACAATAGTTCACGTGCCGGGAACCTGGTCCTGGACCTTTTTGGAGGTTCCGGGTCGACAATGATAGCCTGCGAACAGACGGGTCGCCGCAACTGCAGCATGGAGTTGGATCCGAAGTACTGTGACGTCATCGTCAAGCGCTGGGAGAACCTAACAGGTAACAAGGCGGTGCTTGAAACTAATCCGAATTAACTTGCGTGATTGGGAAAAGCATGCCATTTTTGGTCTATATTATAAACACCGTTATGAAAACCCAGAAAGAACTGACTGACTTGCTTAGCAAAAAAGTTCGTGAAATTCAAATGGAAAATGATTACTCGTACATGGAACCGCACACGAGTTTGATGAAGGATTTGATTAAGGAGTTGGATTTCCTAAAAAAGGATATTCTAAGAACTAAAGGAAAGTATGCACCCAAAGGAGCACAACCATCAGAGATTGACGAAGCTTCAGCAGCATTAAAAAAACTATTATCCAAAGTGAAATGAGAACCAAACAGGAAATTGCCGAGCTTCTGGCAGACAACAGCGCGAACCCACCGATGAACGACAGTATTGTCAAGGAAGCCTTGAAACAACTAAAGGGGATTGCACCGCGAATGAAGGGGCTTACATCGGATAAGGACAACTTCTACCGCTTCAGCCTGCCAAAATCAGGTGGCGAGGTTCGTGTCAGCGTTATTGTAGAGCAAGGTCCCAACGAAGATGCTGGCAGCTTTAACGCTCCACGAATTACAGGAAAGAGTGCTGGCTTGGTAAACGACGAGAACATGTACGCATCGATTTATGCGCTCAAGCCAAGCAACCGCACCGGAAGCGAGTTGTATCAAATGACAGTAACCATATTTAAATAACCACATGAAAACACAAAAAGAAATCGTAGCGCTTCTCAGTAAGCAGGTCAAAGAGGTTAACCTGGCAAAGGACAAAATGATGAGCGCAGGTAAAGCTGTGGGTAATATCGACAATGCTATTACCAACTTGCAAGGATCAGCGAAACTTCGAGAGGATTCAAAATTAAATAGCATCATAAAAAAACTGGAAGCCGTTAATAAAGAGCTTGTAAGTCACTTGAACGCAAACTACCAGTGGTAATAAAAAACAAAAACACCATGAGGTCAAAAAAAGAACTTGCACAGCTCTTAGGTAGAAACGAACAGAACCTACCTGCTGCTCCCGGTTATCGTAAACAGGAGTCCGGCAAGTATTCTATCGGAGTCTTTAAGGATGCAGACAACGTTTATTTTACCCTTAAAAATGGAGCGGGATGGGACAAACCAAGTGGAGACGATAACTTTACACTTTGGATTAGTGACGGGAGAACGCGCAGTCGATCTGAAAAAATAACTTTCACCGACAGCAGTCAAGTGTCAAGTTTTGCTAAAAAGCTGTACGACATCGCTAAGAAAAAAGGCGTGCAGCAAAATCAAACCGCATCCGACTATGAAAAGGTCCTGAAGATGTGGTTAAAGGAGAAAAGAAACGTCCAGTACGGCGGAGGCCCAAACGAGTACGATTAATTAAACAACTCAAATAATATGAAAAACCAACCAGAATTCATCACCAAAATGCAGGAGAAGGTCGAAGAGATCCGTCTCTCTCAAGAAAATGTTAACCTTGCAATAAAAGACGCAAATGCTGCAGCAAAGGTCATGTACGAAATATACGACAGAATTGTAGACTTAAAAGCATTTGCAAGCAAAGGAGGCCACAAGAAGATGCAGGACTTGATTACAGCTTTAGATAAGGCACACGGCGCACTTAACAGACATCTCGGAGAATAATAAAATTAAAAATAAAACCATGAAAACACAAAAGCAAATCGTAGCTCTTCTCAGTAAGCAGGTCGAGGAGATTCACCTTGCGGCTATGGATCCAATGGAAATAATCAAAATAACTGACGTTGTTAACAAAGGTATTCTTAAGCTCAAAACTTTGGCAAGTAAAGCAAAAGATGGAAAATTGACCTCATTAGTACAAAAGTTGATTACATCCAACGAGGCAGTGCTTGACCATGTCTCTAATGAGTACGTGAAATAAAAACCACCGGTGAACAAGGTCGACATACCGACATACAAGAAAACGATGCTCGAGAACCTCGAAAAGGCTCTCGGCGTCGTTACTGTTGCTGCTCATAACACAGGCATCCACCGAGACACGCATTACAACTGGATGCAAACAGACGAGGAGTACAAGGCGAAGGTATCCTCGCTCAAGGAGGTCACAATCGACTTCGCCGAGGCCCAGCTTCACAAGCTAATCAAAGAAGGCAACGTCGCCGCAACGATATTCTTCTTAAAGACCCAGGGAAAGAACCGAGGGTACATCGAGCGGCAAGAGATAACCGGAACCGATGGTGCTCCGATTATCGAGATCATTGGGAACATATAACCCAAAAAAGTCAATTATACAGATGAGAGTCGAGATACCAAAAACACTGGACGACGTCACGCTCCGGACCTATATCGCGTATATGAACGCGAAGTCCGAAGTGGAACGCATCAGCGCGTACACAGGAATCAAGAAGGCGGTGGTCGAACACTGGACGGTCGAAGCGGTCAACAAGACAATCGAGTTAATCGATCGAAGCGTGTCTGACTGCACGCCAATACACCTGCCGACCTTCCGTTTGAACGGTCAGCTTTACGGATTCATTCCGGACATGGATCTTATAACCATGCGCGAGCACGTCGACGCTGAGTCGTGGGCAGGAGAGATTTGGAAGGGCACGACAGTCAACTGGAGCTTCATGCCACAGCTTATGGCGGTGCTCTTCCGTCCTATCACTGCACAGCTCGGCCAGCAGTACGAGATCAAGAAGTACTCAATGGAAGATGCCAAGCGCCAGGTGGAAACCATGAAGGGTATGAGTATGAGCCAAGTGCAAGGGGCACTGGTTTTTTTTTCGACTATCGTGCGCGACTGCGTGACAAGTACTCTCGAGGACCAGCTGACGGAAGCGATGACGGAGATGAGGGCGAAATAGACCTCACCCCAGACGGCTTGGACCGTTATGGCTGGTTGCACATACTTGAGATACTGAGTAGCAACGATGTGACAAAGTTTGACGCGGTGCTTGACCGGAACATATACGAGATATACACGCACCTGAGCTATATGCGAGACTACAACGCAGAGAAGTTAAGGATGCTCAAACGAATAAAGAAAGGACATGTTTAACAACATCAGCTACAACGTCGTTGTCGAACGCTTCAAGGCATTTGCAGACGGCCACTTCCTCATCAGAAGGTTTACCCATGGACAGGTTGACCAGACGGACCTGGACAAGGACCAGCTCTTCCCTTGGATGCACGTCGCACCGGTTGAGGTGAGGGCAGCGACAGGAGCACGCGTGTTCACCTTCGACGTTATCTTCGCGGACATACCTCGAGACAAGGAGGACAAGACCGACTACCAGAAGGAGAGCATCTCGGATTGCATCCGGCTTGCGGAGGACTTGCTGAGCGAGATCCAGAACGGACAGGTTGTTTTTAGCAGTCTGGTCGAAGTTGAAGGCGAAAGCACCATCACTCCCTTCATTGAGGAGTGGACACACACGCTGAGCGGATGTACCCTGGCGTTAACCATCTCGGTTCCAAACGACTACTCCGCTTGTGATATACCTGCGGACTGGAGTATTGGTGGTGGTGGTGGTGGTGGAACACCTCCTTCTCCGTTTCCTTCACTTATTCTGCAGGTGAACAACGAGGACAACGTGGTACAGAACGTCCTGGACCTGGTTGATGGAGACAACATCACAATCGAAGACCTGGGAGACGGTCGCGTCCGGATCAACTCAACAGGAGGTGGCGGTGGAACCAGCACACTAATCAGCACGGAGTTCAATCAGAATCACGTCAGCGCTACGGGCAACCCGTATCTCGTGAACGACGTCGTCTGGTATGGCGGCAGCCTCTACCGGTGCATCGCTCAGAATGACGCCATCCTTCCCTCAAACAGCTCATACTGGACACTGGTCGGCTCGGCCTTTCGTGCGCGGCAGACTCCTGTCGATTGGAACGCTACCAGCGGTGACTACCAAATACTGAACAAGCCAACACTCGCGACAGTTGCCACCACTGGCGACTATGACGATCTCGACAACCTGCCGTCGATACCATCAATCGACGGACTGGTGCCGTACACCGGAGCCACACAGAACGTGGACCTCGGCGAGCATAAGCTCAAGACTGAATCAGCGACGGACTTCACAGAGATAGCTCCTTCGTACGTAACAGCGCGAAACGCTGACTCTACGAAGTACTCCCAGATCGAGAAGACTGGGGTCACTGTGGTCGATGACGCAGCTGGTGACACAATGAACATGAACGCAGGCGGGCTGACCTTCCCAGACGCTTCGAGTCAATACACGGCAGCTGTGAACGCGGACTGGAACGCAACGAGCGGACTGGCTGAGATACTTAACAAGCCAACCTTCCCTCCTGTCATCGGCGACATGCTCAAGAGCGTATACGACACAGATGATGACGGGATCGTAGACTTCGCTGAAGCGCTCAAGACTGAAGTCCGGAACTCAACGGGAGCGACGCTTCACAAGGGTCACATCGTGCGTCTCAGCGGCAGCACTGGCAACCGTCCGAACGCAGTCTACGCACAGGCCAACAATGACGCCAACAGCGCCCAGACATTCGGAGTAGTGAAGGCCGACATAGCAAACAACAGCAACGGCTACGTCATCACACTCGGGCAGATAGCCGACCTCGACACGCGAAGCACTGCGACGAACCCGTTCACGAGTAACACGCTCGCAGACGGTGACGTCATCTACCTTTCACCGACGACTCCCGGACACATCACGAACATCAAGCCGAGCGCACCTCAGCACATCGTATATGTCGGAATGGTAGTACGCACTTCACCGACGAACGGGACAATACAGTACCGCATCCAGAATGGCTACGAGCTCAACGAGATACATGACGTCGTCGCTACTGCACCGGTGGACAACGACTACCTGTACTATGAGGCGAGCACGGATCTGTACAAACTTCGCCAGATGACAGCTGCGCGCATCACGGACGCGAACACGGTAGGTCAGAGCCTTGTCAAGTTAGCGAACCCGAACGTCATCAGCTACATGCGCATCAATGCAGACAACACGGTCGCAACATTGACACTCGCACAGCTCAAGGCTGAGCTCGGACTGATCGCACAAATACAAGCCACTCAGCTCACCAATAGCTCGACGACGGTAGGCGTGGACATCACTGGCTGCACGGTAGCACTGGAAGCGAACGCAGTCTACATCGGGAAGATGACGATCGCGTCTGGTAGTGTGCCTGTTCTCGGCTTCTCGATGACGTTCACCTTCCCGAGCGGCACCACTGTCAGCGCTGGACGTATCAACTCAGGAGCATCGACGACTGGGCAGGTGATGCAGTGGTCCGCCGTCACATCCGGCACGGCATTGTCTCCTCTTTTCGGAACTGCACAGAATCAGGCAGGCTACGCTGAGATTCAGTTCTACATCTCCGTCGGATCGACAGCTGGCAATTTTGTGCCGTCCTTCAGGTCCGGGTCGACTGGCAGCGCGATTACGATATACGCAGGCCTAACATCCATACAACTACAAAAAGTTTGAACATGAGAACTATACAACCACTTGACATTTGGAGCGACGGCATCACCAAGACAGCCGTCTGCATTCGTTTATATATCAGCTACGACGACCTGGAGACCCGTGCAGCATTTCAGTATGCTTTGTGTGATGTCGATGGCGTAACGATCTACTCCGGACAAGTACTGGTGGACGGTCAGACCTACCTCGACTGGGGCTCGAGTGGTGACTCAAATGCCGAGGCCTATGTAATCGCAGCCACTCAATTGAATCTGACGCTAACCTGATGGCGAGGCCTGTCGAATATCAAAAGCTCTATGACCTGCTCGACGACTTCGGGAAGGGAGTGGTGGAGAACGCCGTCTCGAACATCCGAATCATTCGCAAGATAGGTGGCAAGAATAGACGACGGAACGCTTCTGGAACGCTGGCCAAGAACCTGCGCTTCGATCGAAAGCTCACGGGCCGTAGCTCTTACCTATTCTTCTACGCCGGAGGGGAAGCTGAGAAGTACGGCGATTTCATCGAACAGGGTGTGAACGGAACAGAGAAGAACTGGGGCAGCCCATACTCCTTCCGAGGTGGCAAGATACCCATCTCACCAATCCTGAAGTGGATTAAGCAGAAGGGAATCAAGCCGCGCAACGTTGACGACGATAACCGCATGAAACGCTCCCAGTTTACATCGGCAGAGCGCGAGAGCAAGAAGACCGGCAAAGAGATAACGATGGAGAAGCTGTACCTGCGTATGGCAGCACGGATGGCAAAGAGCATTAGCAAGAAGGGCATTGAGCCCATTTTCTATTTCAGGGACGCCATCGAGACTGAACTGGAGAAACGAGACGACGATTTCCTCGCGGCACTGGAGGAGGCTATTAGCATCCGAGTGCAAACCGCATTTGATACAAAGAAAAAATTTAAGACTTAAGACATGGCAATCACAATATCAGATCAACCGAGAGCATGGAGCGCACGAGGTCAGCGTCTACTCTTCTACTTGACGAGCACGCAGACGGCACAACCGGGCTTCCGTATACGTGCAGAGGTGGCAGTCTCCAGCACAGGCGAGACTTATGCTTTCTTTTTGAGTCCTGACCCATACAGCGGAGTCATCTATGACCTCGGCAGTCTCGTCACTCTTCGCAATTTTGAGGACGATCCAAACCTGCACGCATACACAGGCGAGAATGAGGAGCTCATCGGCAAGGCGTGGGAGGGCTTCAGTGTGACTTTTCAAGAGTACTGGACCGTCAGCGGCGTGCTCACTCCTCAAGGCTCACCGACGACAGCCATCGAGATCGTGGTCGTCAATGGCTACTATCAAATGAAGGACGGATACAAGCCGGACTCAAACCTCGGCAGCATCAACGTGAAGTATGCACTCAGCAACGGATTGAACTCGAGAGTCATGAGTGATCGCTTCGCTAATACTCACACTTGGACGAAGCTCCGCTCGGCATACGTCGGCACACCCTTCCCTCAAAACATCTATATTCCAGTCCGCGAGGCTGACTATGGTCAGATCGTTATACCGGGCGGTGAGACCTACATGCCAGCGAACAACGTTGTCAAGTGGCGCATCACTATTTACGACAGTGCAGGAGCATCGCATACATGGACAAGTGGGACACTCACGGGCTACCCTATCACGCTTCTCGGAGCATATCCGGCAAATCTGAACGATGACGCAACTGTCACCGAGAAGCCGAGCATGTACCCGAACTGGAGGTACTACATACTGACTCTGCTCGAAGTGGGTGATCTCGCCACTGCCGTCCGCTATGTCTTCTACAACTCAGAGGACTGGGGTCAGTGGGACTGTCGATACACTCCGGTCCGTCTTGCGTGGGTAAACTCGCGAAGCGGCTGGGACTACTTCAACTTCATCAAGAAAAACGAGATCACGGACACGATCGAGCGCAAGCAGTACAAGCAGACGCGCTGGCGTGCGAGTTCGCCTTTTTACTTGTCAAGTGATAGGGTGCTCACCGACCGGGAGACCCTGGTCACACAGACGCTTAGCGTGACATCAGACTGGGTTCAGGAGAACGAGTACGTCTTCTTGCGCAGCCTGTTGGTATCAAACCAGGTGCATATCATAAACGACGATGGTACCTTTACGCCATGCAGCATTGAGGACACGAGCTTTCTGGAACGTCGCGAACGTAACGGAAAGCTGTACAACATTGCGCTTCAGGTTAAATACTCACAAGACTACTGGACATGAACAACGACGTAGAATTAATTGTCAGACCAAGCAAGGTGATTTACGATGGCATCGCGTACTCTCAAAGCTATGCCTCATGCACGAGCATCAAGGTACCCTTCGATCTTACGAACTACGACGGAGGCAGCTTCATATATGAGGATGCTATCTATGGAGTGATCGAGGACACCTACGACGTCGTCGGCATCTGGAACGGGACATTTATATCAATCGCTCCGCGAACATGCGTCCCGTATACCGATAACGGAACCGGCACGATTCGCGTGACACTTCCCGTGACGAAGTACCTCGAGCTCTATCTGAATGAGACGATATCTCAGAACTGGCGGTTCTCTGATCTTCAGACCTTCGATGCTTTGGGTTCCTTCTCCAGGGAGTTCCGGGTGCCTGCCACTCAGAACAACTGCGAAGCGATAGGCTACCTCACAGACGTGAACATCGACGCCGAGATCGACTACTTGCAAGTGAAGCTCCCGGCTGAGATACGAGTGCAGACTCTTCCGATCGCGGTCGGATACGTTCGCGTCATGAGAGTCATCACTCAAGCAGGCAAGCTGGCCGACTTCGAGCTCACCTTCTACGCTGAGAGCCCTGATCTCTTCAATAAAGTGGCAGGAAAAAAGCTGAAGGACATCGCGGCGCTGGCTGATCTCAATGCACTACTCGACTACACTGAAGTGATCAACGCGACCGGATACCCTTATCTGTACTCACTCACAGACTATGGTCAAAAGTGGGACGAGACAGGAAGCGAAGGTTCTCGCAGCATATACGCAGCAAGCTCCGGGACAGCGGTGCGCGTCGGTGATCTGACTCCGTCGCTGTGCTGGCAATGGATTTTTCAGCAAATACTCACGGAGGCCGGCTTCACATATACCGGCATCGATCTCGACAACGCGCTGTACCGATACTACGCGCCGTGGATCAACTCGAAGACTCTCAATTATACACTCCCGGAAGACTCTGCAAAGTTCCGCTACCATCTATCCGTAAATCAAGCGGCAAGCTCTGGAGGCTTCCCGGTTCCGTTCGCGAACATAGTAGTCGATTATGATAACGGCGGTAATTTAAGCGGCGCCAGCTATGTCGCACCAGCGACGGCTCGCTTCTATTTTAGAGTCTGGCTGACCATGAATAATACCGGACCAGCGACGACAGTGCAATTCGTGGCGAACTACCCATTCCCAGCACTGGACGTGAACATTTCAATACCATGCCCAGCGGGCACGTCTACGTATGACAGCGGCTTGATCATAGCGCCTGCGGGTCTTCAGATCGGCGACCTTGCACAGTTCACGTTCCGATCAGTTGCTGGATCAGCTGTGACATATATCGCTGGATCAGGTTACGTCGGAGGCTCGGGAGTCGAATGCTATGACGCGGACTGGATCGAGGACTTGACTCTCGACTGGACTGCGAACGCTCCAGACGTGACTCAGTCGGAGTTCCTTCGCGACGTGCTAAACATGCATTGCTGCGTCATCGTACCGGATCGCACAGAGTCGAACAAGCTGATCGTGGAACCGATCAAGAGCTACATCGGCAGCGGCACCGATCGAGACTGGAGCAAGAAGCTGGACATCTCGAAGGACATCACACTGACCAACACGAGCGACTTCCAGACCAAGCGCATGACGTTCACGTATGCCGCGGGTGAGGAAGAAGGCTCAAAGATATACACCGGACTCGGACGGATTTATGGCGACTATAAAATCGAGAATTACACAGTCAGCGAGACCGACGTCCCGAATGACTTCGCCAAGGATAGCGAGCAGAAGATCCAGCTCGAAACCCAGTCGACACCTTGCAACTATATCAGAGGGACGAGCGTAGTGATCCCGAAATTCGTGAACACCGAGGGCAACTTTGTGAACCCTAAGCTTCGCTGCCTCTTTTACGCAGGTGACGCTGAGATGACGCTGTGGGACAACGTGCTCGAAGTGCCGGACACCGCGTACGTCGTGCCGCTTCTGAATCACTATGAGTTCATTCAACCGCTCTTCAGTTCGCTGGACCTCAACTGGGCGCCCGAGGTGCCGCTCTACATTCAAGGCATTAATCCATACAAGAATCTCTTCAATGTTTACTGGCGCGACTATCTGAATCAGCTCTACTCACCGAACGCGCGAATCATGGAGTGTTACATGGCGCTCGATCTTGCCGACATTCTCAGCTTCACTTTTGCCGATCGTATCTGGATCAACGTGGCGTGGTGGCGCATCCTTGAGATCAGTGACTATAAGATCGGCAGTTCTGAAGTGACGAAGGTCACGCTCCTCAAGTTGATCGATGCGGTGCCTGAGACAAGTGTACGACCAGTTGGCGCCACCGCTGGAGGCGTGATCGAATTTGTGGACGGCGCTGGCAGTCCTGCCGCAGCTACGAAGGACTCATGCGAGCGCTTCGGCTACACGTGGGACGCTACGACGAACTCATGCTACGGGTTCACGTCACAGCCTCAGAACACGCAAACAGCAAGCCAGACAAAAGTCGGAACGAGCACGAGAGAAATCAGCAACGCCGAGGACACAATCGTGATGGCTGACAAGCTAAACAATGACACCTCGAATCTCTACACACTCGCCGTGGGTACTGAGATCAAGATGGAAGCGAACAACACCGAGAGCATCGCGGTCGGTGAAAAGTTGACAAAGGCAGGAGACGGCGGCGTGGCTATGTTCGGGAAAAACGTCTTCACAAACGTGCCCGGGCTTCATGTCGGAGGTGGCTATCGGGACGGCGACAGCACATCGCCATATCAAGGATGGGCTCAGTATGGCGTAATTATTTTGCATCGCAAGGAGGAGTTCTTAGCGTCTAACGATAAGATATTCCTTAACATTCAAGGTGTCGATGGCTGGTACCTGAACATACCGGACGACACAGCTTGGAGTTGCATGCTAAATCTTATGCTGATAGACGACTCTCTTGCAATTTACTACGGTTCGCAGGTGAACTTTACACTTTTAAAAACAGGAGGCATTGCTTTATATGCTGGCGTCACCGCCGTAAGTGAAAACGGCGTTTATGGTGGTCATACTTTTGGCGTCGACATTGACACGACTACCAATACAGACGAGCATCGTATAGGGCTCAAATCAACAGGAGGCACGTACCCTCTGAGCACAATCATCACCGCATCATTAACATACCAACAAACGAAAATAGCATGACGCACAATTCTATCACCCCACTACTACAGCTGATCAAAGCAGGTTATAAAACCAACACCGGCCAGCGCCATCTGAAAGGTCGACGCATGGTTCTTTTCTACCTGGTGAGGTGGAGTATTGTAGTAGCAGCTTGGGCACTGCTTTCGTTAATCGCTTATTTAATAATCGCATAGAATGGCAAAGAAATATGTAATCGAACTCGAAACCAAAGCAGACGGGACCATTGGCACGCTCAACGACGTCGCCAAAGGACTGGAAGCGGTAGCCAATGCCGAAAAGAAAGTCGCATCGAATACTGAGGACGTCACCGAGCAGCTTGCCAAGTTACGCGAGCAGCTCCAGAACACCGATGTCAAGAGCGACCAGTATAAAGAACTGAGCGAGCAGTACAAAAAGCTCGGTGGGAGTCTTGAGGACCTGGTTCCGAAGACCGCTAACTTAAAGCAAGAACAGCGAGAGCTCAAAAAGGCTTTGCTTGCTGGACAGGAAGCGCTCGGCATTCAAAAGTACACGCAGCTCACGCAGCGACTTGGGGAGGTTAACGATCAACTGAAAGACATCGCAGAGAGTGCCGGGCAAAACGCAGGACCACCTCTTGAGAACCTGAGCAACATTGCTGGCGGGTTACAGTTTCGTTTAGAGAACTTGGACTTTGACGGATTGAATCAGGACATCCGAAACGTCGCCGGGAACATTAAAAACTTCTCTTTAAAGGGAATCATAGATGGTGTCAAGGGTCTGGGAGGCGCTTTCAATTCTCTTGGTAAGGCACTGATGGCTAATCCAATCTTTGCCATCGCTGCTGCCATTGTCGCCATTGGGTTTGCGGTGAAAGCGTTTCTGGATTCAGAGCGTGCGGACGTTGACAAGTTCAACAAAGAGGTGGACAAGTACACCGAGCGCCGAAAAAACAATGAGCGCTTGGCATTTGCTCAGGCTGCTGATGACACTGAAAAATTAACTAAGCTCAAACTCAAGTCTAACGAGGAGGACCTGGCAGCGACAAAGTTAAAGATTAACAAGCTCGTCGAGCAGCAAAGGACCTTGTATGGGTTGAGCAAAGAACAAGAAGATGAGCTGGCTGAGCTTCGCCAGAAGTACCGAGAGCAGGAAGTGGACCGGGAACTGATAAAGGTGGAGGCCATCAATGCTTTGAACGCTCGACGCATAACATTGCAAGAGGAATTTGAGCTTCGCAATCTGGATGACCGGGCCAAGGCCGAGGCTCTACTAACTCGCGAGTATGTAAAACAGGAGGAGGAGCTTAAAAAGCTGGGTGCAAGCGCAGAGGATTTTGACAAGCTCGGTGAGGTGTTTGCCGTGAAGGTCAAAGAACTACGTGATGGGTTTGCCGAGACGGACCGCGATGCTGCAAAATCAGCTGGCGAAAGTGCGAAAGCTAAAAGGGAGGCTTTGATTGCTGAGCAAGAAGCGGTTGGCGCTGCTATTAAGGAGGCACAGGATCAACTGACACTTTCAACAAAAACAGCACAAGAACAGGAGCTTGCTGCGGTTGCAGCAAAGTACAAGGCTCTTAAAGAGCAAGCAGAAAAAGCAAAGGTCGACACGGCTCAGATCGTCGAGCTGCAGGGAAAGGAGGAGTTGGCCATTCGCCAGAAGTATGCCCAGATGCTTATCGAAATGACTAAGCAGGCACAGGAGGAGCAGCAGGCAGTTGTGGATGGATTAGTGGAGGAGAACCTCACCGCTCAAAAAAGTGCACAGCAACAGGAACTGGATGCGCTGGGAGAGGTGTACTTTGAGAAGATAACACAACTCGAAGATGCAGAACAGGATGCCAGCGCACTCCGTGCCGAATGGGAAGCGAAGCGCAAAGCCATCACCGACAAGTACGCACAGGAGGACGTCGAGAAAGAGAAGGAAAGACAGCAGGCTGTTCTTGTTGCGCAGACCGCCGGGCTTACCACAAGGCAACAAGCTCTCGCCAATGAACTCGCTGGCATCAAAGCAGACTATGAGGCACGCATCGAACTGGCTAAAAAGTATGGTGAAGACACCGCAGCACTTGAAGAAGAGTTCGCCAACAAGCAGAAAGAGGCTCGTATAAAAGCTGCCTTTGACACAGTTCAGATGTGGGCCGACACTGCTTCGCAAGCATTGGACGCACTTACCTCTTTAAACGAAGCCAAGAGCGCCGAGCTGGGAGAAAAACTGAGCACGATCGACAAACAGATTGAAGACGCGAGAACAGCTCAGCAGCGTGCCGACTTGATTAAGCGTCGAAATATTGTCGAAGCAGAACAGAGAAAGGCGTTTGAAAAAAACAAAAAAATGCAAATTGCCTCGGCTATAATTAACACAGCGGCATCAGCAGTAACGGCTTTTGGTTCACAGCTAATAGTAGGTGACCCTACCAGTGTGTTTCGGGGCGCAATCGCTGCGGCTGCTGCTGCTGCCGCCGGGGCACTTCAAATAGCCAAGATTAAAAACACGCAGTTTGAAAGTACCTCACCGCCCGATAGCTCAAACATACCGGACGCTGGAGGAGGAGGTGGTGGAGCTGAGCCAACGGCACCGGCCTTTAATCCGCTGGTGCTTGACTTCCTGAACAACCGCCCGGATCAACAAACGCCTCGCGCTTATGTGCTTTCTGGCGATGTGGAGAAAGCTGCAAACGCACGGGAACGCGTAGAGGAGCTGGCCCGACTTTAAATGAAAAGGGCCATCCTCGTTAGGACGGCCCCCCACTCACACCTTTGCTGCTATCTGCTAAGGATTAACCGCCACCAATATACACACACGAAAAACCGTCAAAAATGGAAAAAAAGAAAGTTATGAAATGCGTGATTGACGATAACATGAAGCTCGGGGTGCAGGCCATCAGCCTTGTAGAGTTTCCGGCTATCGAAACCAACTGGGTCGCGCTAAACGAAGTTAAGCTCAGCGCCGTCAGCGAGGAGCGCCGCATGCTTTATGGTCCGGCTCTTATACCGGAGAAGTACATCCTACGGATCGACAAAAAAACTGGTGAAGAGTACTACATATATTTTGAAAAGGAGACCGTATACAAATGCGCTCACCAGTTCATGCTGAAAAATCTACACCACAACCACACGCTTGAGCACGAGCATTCAGTTAAAGGATGCACCGTTGTTGAGACCTGGTACAAAGAGAGTGAGCAGGATAAGAGCGTCCACCTGGGCATCGATGTTCCGGTTGGGACTTGGATGGTTGGGAGCTACGTGCAAAATGACGACTTATGGGAGGAGGTAAAGCTCGGCAAGGTTAAAGGCTTCAGCATCGAGGGCATCTTCGACCACATGGTTGCAGAGCTCAGCAGCACAAACGAGGACCTCTTCGTCGAAGCGTTGCTGGCTGCCTTGAGCGCATAAAAAAAAGGAGCACTCGTTAGCGCTCCCTTTTATGGACCAAACCAGGTTCTCTTAACCCGAGGAATTATTAATCGAATGCAAAGTAGTCACTCTTTTGCTACATTGTAGGGAAAAGTTACGCACACGAGTCAATAGTTCAAACATTATTCAAATGAAAGGAACCATTGCGCAAAAAGTACGCGACATCTTTCACCAGTTCAGCATCGATCCAAAGCAAATCTTCCTCGGCGACGAAGAAGAAGTGAACCTGGAGATCGAAGGAAAGCTCGCAGATGGCACTGTGATTTTCACAAGTGCAGCCGAGTGGGGCATGGGTGCAGACGTGTACACCAAAGACGAGAGCGGTACTTCAATGCCTTTGCAGGCCGGGGAGTATACGCTAGAGGACGGTCGCATCATCGTCATCGGTGAGGACACCAAAATCGCAGAGATTAAGGAAGTCGAAGTCGAAGAAGAGATGAGCACCGCTGATCTTATCCAAACCATCGAGAGCCTCAGCTCACGTGTTGCGGCCCTCGAAGGTCAAAACAGTGAGTTGTTGAACAAACTCTCAAAGTCGGAGGCTGACAACATCAGCAAGGCCACCGAACTCAGCAGCATCAAGACTGAACTTTCAGAAGTGAAGTCAAGCGCTGCTGCTCCTTCAATCAAGGAGAAAAACGTGCAGCTTGGTCGCATAAAGCAACCACAACCTGCCGTCCCAACTAAGCCGTTCCACAGCATGACAGTGCGTGAGCGTATCGAATACAACCTTCAAAACAAGTAAAAAAAATGGCAACAACCGTAAACAACACAACTACGTACTCCGGAAAATTCGCTGGAGAGTACATCAAGGCTGCGTTCTACGCCAACGAGACACTGCAACATGTGACCGTAAAGGAGAACATCGAATACAAAGCAGTAGTGAAGCGCATCGCGTCAAACGTTACGTTTGCTAACGCAACTTGTGCGTTCACTCCAACTGGTACCATTAACTTGACTGAGCGCATCATCGAGCTTAAGAAGTTACAGTTCCAGGAAGAGGTTTGTAAAAACACTTTCTTGGATTCATGGGAAGCTAAAGACGCACAAAACGGAACATTGGGTTCTGCTTTGACTGACGGCATCATCAGCGAAATGCTCGCAGGTATTGCTCAGAACAACGAGAACTTGATCTGGACCGGTAACGGTGCAACTGCTGGTGAGTACGACGGATTCCTTCAGTTGATCGGAGCTGATGCTGATAACGACATCAACTTCGTAGCTTCTCCGGTAGCGATCGACGCAAGCAACGTGTTTGCTAAAATTCAGGCGCTCATCGCTGCTGCTCCTCTTGGTTTGAAAAAGGCAACTGAGAAGCCTCTCATTTATATGGGTCAGGACGTTTGGGAAGCATACATGTATGCAAACGCTGCATCCGGTAACGGTTGGTACACATACGCAGGTCCAGAAGTTCAGAAGAGCTTCATGGGATTGTACAACATTGTAGTTTGTCCAGGCATGCCAGCGGCAACTATGATTATGGCACAGCCCTCGAACTTGTGGTTCGGTACAAACGTGACTTCCGAGTGGAATAACATCCAAGTGGTAGACATGGGTGCATGGGCTGAGGACAACGTTCGCTTCTCTGCGAAGTTCTTCGGAGCTACTCAGTACGGCGTTGGCTCGGACATCGTTGCCTACTCAACCTGGTTCTAATTATCACGGAGGAGGACTTCGGTTCTCCTCCTAACTATAAACTTAACTCTTTGATAATCAATGGCTTGTGTACTTTCTACGGGCTTTTTGCTCGACTGTAACGAAGGGGTCGGTGGCGTGAAGGAAATCTTCATCGCCAAATGGAACCTCTTCTCTGCCGGGGTGACTCAGGATGGGGACGGTATTATTACCGGCTTCACCGTAGCTTCACCTGTGACCGTGTTCCGCTACCAGCCGAACCGTAACACCGGCGCTGTAACCATTACACCAACAGCGTCTCTTGAAAATGGGACGCTCTACTTCGTACAAGCTATCGAGTTGACCCTCGGAAAGCTGGACAATGATAAGCGCAAAGAACTCGAGGAACTCTCGAAGGCTAAAGTCGCTGTGTTTGTTCGTTTGTACGATGATCAAATCATGATGTGTGGAACCACTGATGGTGCATTCTTGACTGCTGGTACCTACCAGTCAGGAAAGGCGAAGGGAGACCTTAACGGCTACACGCTCACTCTCACCGCAGAGGAGCCAACTCAGCCGCTCTTCCTTGAGCAGTATACACCTGGTGACACTCCGTTCAGTAACTTCTCGCCGGACATCGTGGTAGATCCTGCGTACCCTGTGTAGAGATTCATTGTATGTTTTGTTAATTTGGGGACGGCGTGGCGTAGAAGCTGCGCCTTCCTTTTTTAAACCCGGCGCATGATCAGATTACTTACAGACACTCCAAACCAGAACGCGTACCTCACACTCGACGAGGCTCGTCAATACTTCTCTACGCCGTTCACGCACTACCTGTTCATACTTCGACACGAGGAGAACAGTGCCGCAGGTGTATATTTGGCTCAAGTGCTGGACGTCATCGCAGAAAACCAACGAATCACGCAGGTCGCCATCGACACTACAGGCTTGACTTTGATTGGCCGCTACCGATACGATGTGTACGGACAGAACAGCGCGAGTAACTTAAACCCAGATGACGAAACAGTGGTTGGATTATGTGAGCAAGGCCTGTGTGAACTTCGTGACGACAGGAGCTTCTTCACCGTACCAGACATCGACATCAATAACGACATAGTTTTTAATGGCCAATAATATAATGAACGTCTCTCTCACTGACTACACGCCAGTGAAGAGCACCGAGAAGGTGGACCGCTCTGGATGGGTAACCTCCGGAACCGATAACCTGTTCCCCATGTACCTGCGCGACTTGGCTGAATCTTCTCCCATTCACGGAGCGCTCTGCATTAGTATTGCGGACATGATTGCCGGAAAGGGTGTCAAGGCGGGAAATAATCAAGAGCGAGTGGATGTTCTAATCACCGACGAGGTGCGCGAAGGATGTGCTTCTGATCTAAAGAAGTTCGGAGGGTACTACCTAGAGGTTATTTACTCTGTCGATCGAAAGACCATCGCAAAGCTGCAGCACTTGCCATACGAAGAGTGCCGCATTGCGGTGACCGGTGAAGACGAGGAGGTCATTGGGATATATCAGAGCGATGACTGGGCTAACACTCGCAAGAAAAAGAACAGGCCCGAATTCCTGCCCAAATTCAACAAGGAGACAGCCAAAGAGGAACCTCGACAGGTATACTGGTGCTTCGACTACACAGGCGGCCAGATATACCCGAAGCCGGACTACTTCAGTGCGGTGAACTACATCGAGCTCTCGAAGCAGATTGGTATTTACCACGTCTCGAATATCCTAAACGGTATGTTCCCGAGTTTGATTGTTTCCTTCTTTAACGGACAACAGGACGCGGACGGTATCCGTCGCATGCGGACTGATATGGAGCAGCACCTGGGAGGTGCAAAGAACAGTGGTAAGACCTTCTTCACGTTCAATGAACCGAACGCGACACCGCCAGACATCAAAAGCTTTCCACTTTCGGATGCCGACAAGCAGTACGAGTACCTGACCAACACCTCCCGGCAGGAAGTTCTCCTGGCGCATCGCTGTACCACCCCACTTATTTTTGGTATCCGAGACGGAGCAGGTGGTTTTGGATCAAATAAAGAGGAGATGGTCATTGGACTGGAGATATTTACCAAGCAGGTCGTGGAACCTAAGCAGCGTAAGCTCTCACAAGGCTTCGAGTATGTGCTCGATTACGAGATGCCCGAAATCAAAATTGCAATCATACCCAACACTCCTATAATGACTGAGCAAGGAGCGACGGCAACCGCACCTGAAACGGTAACTGCTCCGGAAGCAACGCCTGCTGAAACCGAAGCTCCAGTAGCCGCTCAGGTTGAGGGTGAAAAAAAAAAGTTAGGACTTTCTAACTCTTCAGTTGAAATGACGTCAGACGATGAGCAGTACTGGCGTGAACGCCTGAAGAACTGCGGTGAGGTCATCGATCTGGACGAATGGGAGCTGGTGCATGAAGACGAAGCCCTTCCTGATGCAGAAGTTGAGCGTTCTTTTTGCGAGAACCTTAAGGAGTACCAGCTGCAAAGCCTGGAAAGTTATGCCGAACCCGACAAGAAGAGCGCCTGGGGAGACCGAGGTTTGTATAAACTGC